TGCTTCGAGCAGCTGGTACTGAACGTGTCTTTCGCAAGAATGCCCGATGATGGACGCCCCGAGGTATTCTCGGGGCGCCTCCTTCTGTGCGTTGATGTCGATCGCCTCATCGATGAGGAAGTTGAGACGATCCGACAGCATGGATTTGCTGTTAAAGTCGATCATGCAGAAAGCACCTCCGCAAGCTTCTGCACCGCCGCGCCCCAGGCGACCACACCGGCGTCGGTCATGCGCCGATCGATGGTTTTACCGCCCAGCTTCGCGCACTCAACGATAGCGGTCTCAATGGCCTTGATGCGGCGGGAGAGCATGGCGTGTTCGGGCAGGTGCCGCTCCAGGCTGATCAGCGTGCACATGCCGATGGTGCCGGCCAGCGTCGCCACCTGGCCGTTGTCGAGTTCCATCTCGGCGCGCGCTGCTGGCTGCACGTATGGGCGGTAGGTGGTGCGCTTCCCGGTTATCACTTTTTCATATAATTGCATTGCATCACCTCACGGTTTCAGTTTGTTCGCCCAATCCTCTGCAGTCAGTTCCCGGTAGTGAAGCCGCGCCACCTCGTAGGGCGCCCCCAGCTCTATTAGGGTCGCCTCGACGTCCTGTCCGGCTGGGGTCCACCACCTATATTTCGGGTGGGCGGCGAAGGGGATGGAAAGCCCCCGGCGACCGTCCTCAGTCTCGTAGATGATCGGTTTCGCCCAGCCGGTGACCGGCACTTCGTCCAGATCGGGACAGGAAAAGATCGCCTCGATCAGCTTTTCGATTTCTTCCCTGGTGCATTCCAGGAAGGATTTATTTATCAGGCCGGCGGCCTGGAGGCGCGCGGCGAGTTTGGGGAGGTTAATCATCGAAGCGGTCCCCTTCATCGTAGTTGTCCCATTCAGCATCTTCTTTGGCAGTTTTCCGGCAGGAAGAACACGCACACTCGCCGTCTTCACCTTCATTCCAGATCGCGTTGTGGTCGGTGAGGCTCGGTTCAGGCCACGGCATTATTCACCTCCTGCTGGGCATGGAAGAGCCTCATCAGATGGTTCCATGCTGCCTGCGCTTCGTGGAAGCAGCCGGTGTCGCCGTCCTTAGCCAGCGGCTCGTGCTGGCACTCGACAGCGTGACGCATTGCCGCGGCGAAGAGGCGACGGTCGCCGTCCTCGAACTTCTTCATACAGTTCAGATAACCGTACTTCTTCTCCCCAGCCATAAAGACGGCCACCAGCGGTTCCAGTATCTCCAGGGGGATCACCGACCAGTCAAGTTTGCCTTGGTCGTGTTTTATCCCAGGGTCACTCAATGGGCATTCCATTACTTGCACCCCTTGAGAACCGTTCGCCCTGCGCCCTGGTCTACTGTAAGTAAGCCCGCCTCATAAAGTATCCTGTGGTACATGCGATGCTCCGCATGGCCACCATCTGCCTTTGGCTGAAACATAAGAATTGCCCGCTCAAAACCAGCATTGTAAATTGCCAATTCTGCACTACTGAGGAACGGCAGGTCGTTTTTGAATGCGTTTTCAGCAATTTTAAGTCCCATCTACACCCCCAGCGCGCTCTCAATGAGCCGCTTATTGAAATTGAAATTTGTCAAATATGTTTCCAGTTGTCGCCACGGACTATGTAGCCGATCATGGCGAAGGTTACGCCGTATTGCTCTGCCAGGTACTTCAAGGTCACCTTGCGCGGGACATACCGCTTGCGGATCTCCACGATGTCCTGTTCTGTCAGTTTCGCCTTGTGATGCTTCTCTCCGGTCCGGGTCCCGGTCCTTCCTTTTGCGCCCATGTCAGCCATGTTGTCGGCGTGAGTGCCAAGGAACAAGTGATCAGGGTTGACGCAATTTCTCACGTCACATTTGTGCAGAACATGGAGGCCCTCGGGAATCGGCCCAAGGTGTTTGAAGTAGCTGTACCTGTGGGTGCGTTGAAAGCCTTCCGCACTAAAAACTCCATACCCTTTTTGATCAACCGGACCTTTCCATAACCAGCAGTCTGGCCCTTTTTCAACCATGGATAAGAATTCATCGAGACCGTTTATCTTTTGCTTTGCCATTTCAGACCCCTAATGCGCCTTCGATCAGCCTTTTGTTAAAGGCGAAATTGTAGTGACATGCCGCCGCGTACTTCGTGAACGCAAACGGGTTCGGGTCGTACCCGAATTTCTGTAAAATCTCCATCTGCCGGGGAGTGGCCGGATCGTCAAGCCAGCGTTTAGACTTCTTGGCCGCGCCGTCCGTTTCGTAATTCCTTAAAAAATCGTCGGCGGCCCCTATTGCCTGCATGCGGCCGGTGAGTGCCAATTGATGGACTCGTTTCTCATCCTGCAGCTTCCCGATCGCTACCCACGTTTCACCCCGATCAGGGGAAAATACCCCAACCCAGGCCGCGAACCCGCACGCCATCATGCAAGTGTCGGTTCCGAAGAGGTCTAACCAGCGGAAGGGGCTCGCGTTGAGTATGTCGATTTCGGTCAGGTCGATGGCCGTGGGCCCCGCCTCTTCTACCCCGTCCATGCGCTCAAAGCGGAAGCCGCAGATCGGACAGGTCCGGGTCTGTGCCGGCACTTCGGCGCCGCACCCTTCATTGCCGCACTGGTCGGGAAAGCGGTAGACCATTCCCGGCTTATACTCCACCGGGCAGGTCTTCGTTACCGCCTCGGCGTTCGGATCCGGGACATGATCCTCGTGAAGCCCATCTTCCTGGTCGAGGTTGCCGTGCGTCAGTAGCGACGTGCCGAAGTCCAGGATGATGCAATCCTTCTTCACCACGCCCGGGTATAGCGCCGGGTCGACTGTCCGGAGCCCTCTTCCGGCCATTTGGACCATGGGTCCTTTTTCTGAGCACTGGCGCAGCAGAATCACGCAGGCCGTCGGCTGCGAGTCGTACCCCTCGGTCAGCACGGCCACGTTGACCAGCACCTGCAGCCGCCCCTTGTCGAATCTGGTCAGCATGGCCCGGCGTTCGCCGTCGGCCATATCCCCTGTCACAACTCCAGCATCCACCCCGGCTTTTTTGAAGGCCTCGGCCACGTCGTAAGCGTGTTGGCATGTCGCGCAGAAAATAATGGTCTTGCGATCCGATGCTCTCTCGGACCAGTGCCGAACGACCTCGGCGTTGATATTGGGTGTGTCGAGGACCTTGGCCACGTCGCTCTGATCTCCGAAGGCGGACAGCGTGCCCAGATTCCTGAGTTCTTCTTGGGCACCGACGTTCACCACGTAGGCTTTTGGCGGGACAAGGAAGCCCAGGGAGACCAACTCCCGGATGGTGATCTTCTCGGCCACGTTGTCGAAGTAGCGGCGCAGGCTCTTACGGTCCCCCCTCTCAGGAGTTGCCGTGAAGCCGGAGAGCAGCAGTTTAGGGTTGCGCACCCGGCATGCCTCGATGGTGTCGCCGTAGGTGCGTGCCGCCAGGTGGTGGCACTCGTCCACAATGATGTGGTCGAATTTAGGTAGGTGGTCGAGGTTGCGGCATAGCGTCTGCACCATGGCGAATGTCGCCTGACCGCCGAACGACTTCTGCTCGGCGGTGAAGAAGGAGACCCCCCAGGTCGGGTTGACCTGGAGGAATTTTTTGCTGTTCTGCTGCACGAGCTCCTGACGGTGTTGGAGGACCAGCGTCTTCCCCTTAACAGCCCCAGCAAGGGCGGCGAGCATAACCGTTTTCCCAGCTCCCGTGGAAGCGATAGTCAGTGTGTTGCCGTGCTTCTTGAGCGCCTTGGTGGCCTTGGTGACGGCGCGGTTTTGGTAGGGGCGAAGGATCATATCTTTTCCACCCGATACCCTTGGTCTTCTAATAACTTAATAGCGGAGACAACTCCTGCCGTGGGCATAGTTAAGTTGAGCTGCCGGAATATTTCAGGGTAAACGGCTTTACCAATTCCCCATATATTCCACCTGGTCCCATCATGCAAAAGAGGCTCAGACTTATCAATCTGCATCCCTGTGCGGAAAGGTCTATCTCTGAAATATTGAGCCGCAGCTTCCCTGCTTTTGAAACAGCAGATAATCATGTGTGCTTTCGTGACGGCCCATGCTGATGCTGGTTTATCTTGCACACTCATGCTAAGTCACCGCCACGCGCTGCAGCTCGCCGGCCAACAGCATCATGGCCAGGTCGCGGATATCCTGCGCGGTGATCTCGCTCTCGATCAGCGCGACAACCTCTTCGCGGGTGAAGGGGATCAGCAGTCCGTCCGGATCGGGGGGGGGCGGGGTCTTGAGAAACGCGGCGAGGCCGGAGGGTTTGGGGTGCTCGATATATGCCCACCCTTTAATAGGGCCGGGAATCTCGGACACGGCAAGGTTGTAGCTGTCGCATTCCACCATGCCTGCAGGAGGATCGCAAATGGGAATGTCGGAGCAGCTGGCGCAGACAGGAGTGAAAGGTTTGGGGTGCTCCTCGGCCACCTTGTCGGATGTGACAGTCCCGGCCGCCACCTGGTCGCCCAAGCCTTTATGCTGCCAGCACTCATCGCCCTCAGCTTTGACGTTGCGCGTGCAGCCGGTATGCGAGCAATGGATGCTCTTTTTTACTGGTTTAGTTTTCTTCATGGCCTTCTCCTCGACCGGCAGGGAAACCTGCGCCAACTCTCCCAAGCCGGCGCAGCCCTGACATGAAATATGACCGCCTTGGCGGTTGATCCCGCACTGGCGCTCTGAAATCCTCGCGTGCAGCCTCACGCATGCACCAAGTACGATCATGGCTTACTTGGTCGCCCAGGGGGGCAGCGGAGCACCGTTACCAGCCTTCGCCGCACCAGGTGCCGGAGATGTGCCGGGGTGCGGACTGGTCGGGGCGGGGCCACCGGCGGAGGAAGAGCCGGGGCCGGCGGTGGGCTTCGTATCTGAGCCGGCAGTCGGGAGTGCGGGCAGCGGCTTGTCGCTTATGAACTCGCCCGACAGGTATGCCTCGTCGTCCTTGGTGATCACTTTTTTGATGGTGTTGTTGACGTACCAGTTTTTGTTGCTGTCGTTCTGCTCTACGATGGTGCCGACCTTGAGCAAGAAGGTCATTTCGTTGAAGTCGGCCCAGTCGGACAGCTTCCGCCCCTCGGCCGCCGCCGGGGAGGAGTCGGTCGGGCTGATGCCGCGTGCGCTCTCAACGATGGCGCGCAACGTGCGCATGCTGATCTTCGCGGCAGTATCAGAACCGGCCACCGTGAACATCTGCCAGATCTTCCTGCCGGAGAAGGTGCCCAGCGCCTCGAACTCGACGTCCAGGTAGTGGTTGCCCTTCCCACTCTTACCAAGGAGGGAATGTATGTCGCTCTGCTTATCAGCCTTAGGCGGCCTGATGGTCATTTTGAAGGGGATTATGCTGTCCTCGGGGATTGCTCCCTGCCCGCCCTCTTTCTGGATTTCCGCGTCATTAAAATCGATCATTTCTTACCTTCTCCTTTAGCGATGGGGCTGATGTATTTACCGCCGGTGGCAGCTTCGAGTTGAGTGTGGAATGAGGTCCAGGTCTTGTCCTTGCCGATCAGGATCTCGTCAGGCAGTCCCCAGCGGTTCTTAGCCTTCCATGTGGGGCGCTCGGCCGTGTAGATGGCGCGGTCGCCGCTGCCTGTTGCCCTGGCGCGTTCCTCGTTGAGGCCGGTTTTTACCTTGTGGATCTGCACTTTGTAATTGAGGAACAACACCATGTCGGCCCACTCCTGCCACAGCGCGAAGGCGCGCTTTTGCATCTTGATCTGGTAGGTGTCGTAGGGGTCGGAGTCGGGCGGTTCGGTGCGCTTGATTTCGGAATGCGCCAGGATGATCACGTCCATGCCGCGCTGGTAGCGCAGCTGGTCGAGGCTGGTCATGATGTAGCGCCACCAGCGGTCCAGCTCGATGTATCCCTTGCCGTAGCCGGGGGCCTCAATGCTGGTCCAGTTGTTCGAGGCGCAGCACGCCTCCCACACCAGCGGTTCGAGCCAGTCGATGGTATCGATGATCACCGTCTTGTAGGAATGATCCTCCACGGAGAGCGCGTTGATCTGCTCCACCACGGTTTCGTAGCTGGTGGCCAGGGGGAACGCTGGCAGATCGAGAGCCGCGCTGCCGTCCTCGATCTGGATCAACACAGGGGCCTTGAACGTGGCGGCGAGGGTGTTCTTGCCGACTCCCTGAACGCCATAGATCAGGATCTTTTGCGCGGGGAAGGTGGTATTCGCCGGCTTAATCTGATCAAGCATCAGCCACCTCTTCGAACTTCACCGAAGCCGGCCCCGGCGTCACGGTGCGAGCATCTGCGAAGATGGTCTTGATGCCGGGAGCAAACTTGTCGTACTCCTTCTCCCCGATCTTCAGCTCCAGTTTCATGTAGTTGCGCGGCTCGTCGCCGGATGCCTGGATCTTGCTGAACAGTTCGTTCAGCTTCGTCTGGTCCCAGGTGACCTTTTTGGAAACGGTCTCGGCGATCTTGTATCCGTCCATGACCAGATTGACCACGCCGAACTCCTTGCCCTGCAGCCGGCGCAGCTCGGCCAACTTTTCGGCGATAGCCACGCGGATCTGCTCCTGCACGCTGGTGAGCTCATCGATCAGCAGCGCCATGCGGGGGGCGATCTCCTGCCGGAGCTCATCCATGCGGGTTTCGATATCGGTTTTCTGCAACATCAGTTTCTTAAGCATTTACTTCCTCCCTAATCTGTAAAGGTCGTTGTTCGTCTCGCGCCGGCAGGGCTTTCTATCTGGGCGCGGCTAAGGGTATTCGGCGCGGAGCGCTTCAACCTCTTCAGGCGTCAGCACTCGGCCGGGGTCTGGTTTGAACTCCTCAGGCTTGCGGAGCTTCATTGAATTCTTCGATGGTGATGGTGACGCCGGGTGTTGCGGAGAACTGCTTCTGCACAGTCACCTTGACGATCTGCTGATCAGCCTCGTAGACGATGCTCTCCATGGCGTCCTGCAGGCCCTTAAGCACGTTGTCACAGTCGGGCTTGCTGGTAGGCATGGTGAAGCGTTTGGGCTTCCCCTTGGGGCGCGCCAGCTCGATATCGACCACCAGCGAGAGCGGAACGTCGCGTCCGATGATCGACTGACCGGTGGCAGCCATAACGTCGACCGCGCAGGACTTCACCCAGGACTTGTAATCCTTTGAGGGTGCAGCATCGTAAGCGACGGTGTGAGCTCCCCGACGCGCGAAGCGGGGGCGAGACTGGGCTACAGGCTTGCCCGGGACGTGGATGATGATCACTTCGCCCCCTTGATCAGCTTGGCGCGCTTATCGCGGGCGAGCTGCAGGGCGGTCTGACTGGCGGGGAACTGCTTCTTGTACTGGGTCATGGTGAGGTTGTGCTCGCGCTCAACGTGGCGGGTCAAGTAGACCTTGGTGCCGCCGTCGAATCCGCAAATCTTGCAGGTGAACTCCTTTTCCTGGATGGTCGGCATGGCTGAGGCCATAGTCTCGCTCAGCGACATGCCAGACGCGCGCGCAGTTTTGATCTGGTTGATACGATCGGCCAAGGTCTCCGGCCGCTCCGAAAGGCAGTCGGGCTCTTCTTCGTTCGCAGGGCTGAAACACTTCTCCTTATAGTTGCAGTCGCGCCAGTCCTTGCAGGTGTTATCCCTCCAGTCGATCTGGTTCTGGCCGAGCGCGCAGTCGAAGCCGGGGCACTCCGTAACGGCCGTACCGGGAGTGAAGTCGCCGCACAGACCACGGCAGGTGATACAGAGGCTTACCGGCTGATCAGGATCATCGCCAAGAGCGGAGCCAGCCACCTCATCACCCGCTTCGCTTCCTTCCTCTTCTTTTTCCGTCTCAGGTCTCGCATCGGTGGTCTCCTCTTTCGGCGCGCCGGTCCCTTTCGGGTTGTCGCACTCGCTCACGTATTCCAGAATGCAGCAGTGGTTGGGCTCGGAAGCTTCGTAGCGCAGGCAGCTGGTGTTAAGGCAGACGGTCTGCTCATTGTCGAGATTTTCCTCGGCGCCCAGGGCGAGACCCTCGTCAACCCGGCCCCGCGTCTCCAACTCGAGCTGCTGCTGGCGCTCGTGGTCCTTGATCCTGCCGGTCTCGATCTCCTCGCCGGTATCGGGCCGAATCAGCGCCTTGATGCCGATGTCGTAGGAGTAGACCCAGCGGCATTCGACGCGGCGCTCTTCCTGCTTGCTGTCGATGATCAGCACCAATTCCTGGATGCGCTCGTCCAGGGGCTTGATCTTCGCGGTGAGCCGCTTTTTTTCGAGGTCGAGGGCGGCAACCTGGATGTAGGTTTTCGCCATCTCATCGCCGCGCGCGAGGAGCTCGTCCTCGGTCAGTTCGCACGTCAGGGTGCGGGCTTCGTATTTGATGGTCATGCAGTTTCCCCTTTTAGTATTCAGCGACCCATTCCACGCTGCGATCGAGCCCAAAGCTCGCGGCCTTGGCTTCCCAGCAATCCGACTGCTGCGTCTCCAGGAAATATTCACGGCCACCGGATGGGCAGAAGCCGTTGAGGAAAAGGAAAGGCCTATTGAATCCCTTGAGAGTAAAACTGATGATCTGCATCGGGAAACCGCAGCCATCGTCTGCGACCTGGTCAACGATGGTGAAGTTCGGCAGCTCCTTCATCTTCAGCTTGTCCATGCACTCGTAAGCAACTCGGCGTTGCTCCATGTTGGGGATAGCGAAGACTTCCGCAGCAGAAAGGGTCCCGGCTGCGATGGACTGCCAAAGCCCAGCATCTTCAAATCTGACACCGTGAATGTAATGGAGCCCCCAGCCGTCAGGGTATTTGATGGCCATGTCGGAGAGTGAGTGCAGCCGGCCCTCGGCATCCTTTTCGATCCTGGTCGGTCGGGCACAGACCATCACGAAATCACGGTTAGGCCAGATGTAGTTGACTGATTCGCAAACCTTGCGATAAGCGCTGGCTCGCTCAACGATGTCTTTTGCCAATTTCAATTTGCAGACATCCATAAAGAACGCGACGGAAGAAACAGCCCCCCACCACCAGCCCCCTACCCAAAATTGACCGCCAAGCCAGTAATGCCAGCCGATAGATACACCCGCCTTCTTGGCGATCTGAACGGCAGAAAGCACAGCGCCGCCCACAGCGACGCGCACAGCGCCGCCCACAGCGCCGCCCACAGCGTCGCGCACAGCGCCGTCCACAGCGACGCCCACAGCGTCGCCCACAGCGTCGCGCACAGCGACGCGCACAGCGACGCCCACAGCGTCGTCCACAGCGCCGCCCACAGCGCCGTCCACAGCGACGCCCACAGCGTCGCGCACAGCGACGCGCACAGCGACGCGCACAGCGTCGTCCACAGCGTCGCGCACAGCGCCGTCCACAGCGACGCCCACAGCGTCGCCCACAGCGTCGTCCACAGCGCCGCCCACAGCGTCGTCCACAGCGCCGCCCACAGCGCCGCCCACAGCGCCGTCCACAGCGTCGCGCACAGCGTCGCGGCGTTTCCTCCAGATGGCTTCTGCGACGCTTGCGGCGAGAGCCCCCACAAGTGGGGAGGAAACGCGCACCACGCGGGTCGGGTACTTGAGGCCAGCCTTCTCGTAGCAGATCGGCATGTTCTGGTCGAACGTCGCCCAGTCTGTTTCGCCGGTCTTGAGCCCGATGTCGATCCACTGTTTAGCGAATGCCGGCATAGCGGCTGTCTGTTCTATGGTCAATTTATCGATACGTTTGGTCATTTTGATTCCCCCTTTTAGTCCAGAACCGGCGTCATGGATTCGTGTTTATGCTCGAACTGGCGGCGCAGCTCATAGACGCCCTCGCCGATGTCCGCCGTCTTGATCGCCCCATCACCGCTGCCGTGATCCGGGTGGATGAGCTGGCAGCCGGGAAGCGCGACCAGATAGCCAAAGACGAACTGGTCGACATCTTTGAAGTAGGCTGTGCCGTTCTTGACGTCGTGGTTGTTCCCGTTGACGCCCTGCATCAGGGTCGGTGTGCTCGACAGGGTGAGGCCCTCGGGGAGCTGATCGATGTGGACCAGGCAGAGGTCACCGTGACGTGTTGCTTTAATCTTGATTTTCATGTTAGAATTCCTCCTGTTAATGGTTGATGTTTCATGTTGAGCCGCGTTCGCAGCGCGGCTTTACTCGTTCTGTGCTTTCATCCCCTTCTTGATCTCCATGAATTTATCCGCAATCGCCGGGAAGTCCGTGTCGAGACAGCTGTCGCAAATCCCGTGTTCGTCAGCGCCATCTATCGTAGCCCCGCACCATATGCAGATCATTGCGCCTCCCTCCCCTCCCACTCCTTTGCCTGGTACTTTGCTGCCCCTCTGATATCGTCGATGCGATCCAGGTAGAGGGTCATCGCATCGGTCTCAGCCTGTGACTGCATCTGCAGGCCGCGCTGCTCGCGGTTGAGCGCCTCGCAGCTGGCTACAACTCCGGCGATGAAGAGGATGGTGGCGATGGTCATAAACTGCCAGGTCCTGTGCTTTTTCATGGTTGCCTCCTTGATCTGCCCCAATCCGTCATTACCGTTCTGACCACATCTGACACCGTTTTGCCTGCAGCCAGCGCCAGCGCCTCAATCTCTTGGTACTCTTCCTCGCTCACTCGGCCCGACAGGACTCGGTAACGAGGGTTTTGCTTTTTGGTGCCCATTCACCACCTCAGTTATAATTATTCAGCGTCAGTGAATCATCTTATAAAAAAACACGCTCCAATTCAGCCACCGGAATAAACCAGCGATTTGCAACCTTCTTGGCGAACAGTGCTGTTTTCTTCTGTGCTTTTGGAACCTTGGACGCGCCTCCGTGCTTCTTGATAAGCATTTGGCCTCTCAAGCACATGCGCGCCAGATAGATTTCCTCTGTGCCAGGGTACATCTTCACTGCTTCTGCACACGTCATGGCTTTCACTTCCGATTTGACCTTCTCGTCTTTTACTACAGCCACTTTATCACCTCCCTTTCTGTTAAAGCTGCCTGCCAGATGCAGGATAGATGCGCTAGCCAATGCACAGGTACGTCTTGCCAAAAGTCGGAGAATCCGGATCTTCGAGATCTCCTCCTCCGCAAAGATCCAGTACGACCGCGCTCATATCGTGGCCGTACACGTTCATGTCCCCGTCCTTTTCCAGCACATTGTTCAGTTTTGCAATCAGCTCTGAAACCGTCATGTTCCCCCCTTTAAAAAGTCTTGCACAATTCCGCTTTATTCGTGTAGACGTTGTGATATGCTATATATCCCAATACGGAAAAGATTGTCAATATTTTATTTTCCATAATGGAACATTTTTACCAACAAGCGACTTTTGCTGCCATTCCACCACGGAGGATATACCCATTATGCTTATTGCATATCCACGGAATATCAATAGAGTACGTCGAATGGATGTTACTCAGGGTGAAATGAGGAAGACGGTAGGGGCGAACTTGGCCCGGCTACGGAAAGCAAAGAATCTCACGCTTGAAAGTCTGGCCGAGCTGGCAAATACCACAGCCTCATGTCTTTCTTCGATTGAGACCGGCAGAAAAGGGCTTGGGCCCAGACTGACGGTTAAACTTTGCAACGCGCTAAAGGTCGACGCTTCCGAGCTTACCCGTGCATCACAAGATATTCACTCGATACCTCCTCCATCTGGAGAGATCGCCGTAATATCTATGGTCAACGGTGGGCCTTCTGGCTTTTATGAAGTGCCTTATGCTGGCGGGGGATTTCGATATATCAAGCGGCCATATGATGTGACTGATCCAGGCGCGTACGCCGTTGAGATCCGCGGCGACTCAATGACTCCCAGATACGAAGCTGGCGAGATGGTAATTGCCAGCCCCGAAAAGGAAGTCCATAGCGGAGATTATGTTGTTGTGCAACTGGCTAATGGGGAGATGGCAATCAAGCGCATCAAATTCCACAACGGGATGATCGTTCTTTCAAGCGTCAATCCATCGGTTGAGGCTTGGGTTTGTAAGCCTGAAGAAATAGTCTCATTCCATAAAGTAGTTTGGAAAAAGGAGAAGGCGTGAAACGAATTGCACTGGCTTCTGCTGTGGCAATAGTTATGGGATGCGCTGCCGATCCTCACTTAGTAATTAAAAGCTCTATCCCTGCGTACATTGAATCAAACGGGGTCATCGTGTGCGAGAAGACCCCTTGCAGTATCGTCCCGCCCCACTACATAAATCGGGGCATAGGTGGCTGCCACTATGGGCCGGCCATGCAATCCATCTTAATTGCCTTCCCGATAGACAAAACAAAAGGGTTTACGCAGCAAAAAAATATTGTTGTCAAATGTGGTGATAATAATACCGTTTTTTTTGATATGGAAGCCGCTATGGGTATCCAATTTATACCGCCAGCCAAATAAACCTTGAATTACCCCCTTGACAGAATGCCATACCATGCTTTACTGTACTGCATAATTCACTAAGACTGATTAATCACTAAGCCAGAACATGGAGGGTGCCATGCAAGAAAATGATTTGCTGCGCGAAAAATTCAGAGCGAAAGGTTTTGAAATGATTAGCGAGTTTATAAGAAGGACTGATAGCGAAATTACCCAGGAGAGCTGGGGGAAGGTGTTAAAGCGAAATAAGCCTGTCAGTGTCGAGCTTTGGCTTAGGATGGCAGGAGAGCTGGGATGCACCCCCGAAGAAATCAAAGGGGTGATGCTAGCACGAGGTGAGAAGGTTCTTGCTGAATTAATCGCCCCTGCATCTATGAGCATTGAAGACAGAAAATTCCTTAACCGCCTGCACGAGCTTAACGGAGATCCGAAGAAGCTGAAGCTAGTGAACGATCTGTTGGACAACCTTAAGGGGTGATACCATGGCGACGATCCGCAAGATGTGGGTGTGCAAGAACACCGGGTGCCGGAATGAGGTAGGGAAACACCGAGGCTACAAGAAGGTATGCACTGGTGAGAAAAAAGCCCCCTGTAAGCATTGCGGCGTCCCGATGGTGCTGAACGAGAACCACACGGCGAGGGTCCAGGTCAACGGAGAAACCCGTAGCCGGACGATCAGCCCCAATAAGAAAGACGCCGAGGCTTACATAACCGAATGCAAGACAGCTTCACGACTCGGCAACCTGCTCCCTGGGGAAGAAACAATTATTTCCTGGAAGGAAGCAAAGAAATGCTTCGAGGTATGGCTTGACGATCTCGGCGCAAATGACAACCTAAGCGCGAAGACTGCGGTCTTCTATCGCAACATGATGAAGCCGCTCGATGCAGCTTTCGGCAAAATGTCCCTGCAGGATATCGAAAAGAAGCATGTGGACGCATTCAAGACGGCCAGAATGAAGGATAAGAGCGCCAGCACAGTCAACGGTAGCCTTGCCACCTTGAAACGCCTCTACAGCGTCATATGCTCACAGGAACGAGCAGGGAAAACGCCACGACTACATGAAGCTATGGCCGATGTGTTTAAGGTGAAGCTGTTGACACCAAACAACCGGCAAGAGATTATCTTGGAAGACGAAACTGAAATGCAAGCGCTTCTCGATCAGTGCAAGACTCCGCACCTCTACCACTTCGTTTTCGGCATTCTCAACACTGGCCTGCGCCATGATGACATGCTGAAGCTACGCATCGAGGAAATCAGCTTCGCCAAAAACGAGATCGTGACGACGGTGAAGGGCGGGGTGAAGGTTGAGGTGCCGCTGACCGGCGCATATCGCTCCTACCTAGAGAGCTGGATCAAGGGACAGAAAGTTCGATCGATCAACGGGTATTTGATCCCTTCTAAGGTTCGAGCAACTGACGGTGGGGATCGGCCCTATCGCAATGACAGCAACATCGGCTTCGAGGTTGCCCGCGAAAACACCGCGAAGTTTTACGACCAGATGGCGAGCGAAGCCGGGAACAAGCATGACCGCCAAGCCGCCAGGAGGGTCGCCGAAAAGTTCCGCCAACTCACCCCGCACCACCTACGCCATACCTTCGCCACTCACTTCCTGTACAAAGCATCGAAGGAGATGGGGGCGACTGCTGCCGTGCATGTCCTGAGCAAGATTTTAGGCCATTCGTCCACGTATATCACCGAGCGGTACTCACACGCCCTCAAGGATGTTCAGCAGGCGGCAATGGCCTCTTTTGGCGCTCAGATGTTCACCGCCGCTGAATCTCGGTAACGGTTTCGGTAACAACGGCACTCTTCACCAAAGTTGAATTATAATTCTTCTACAGTGACTCGGGTTATTTCAGATAGTTGAGTAAGCACACATGGTTATCGAAAACCCGGTTCACCAACAGTGAATTTGCGATGATTCGCAAGTTTTAAATAAATTCAGGAATTTAAGTCCCAAAAGTAAAACGATTCGTAATCAATAGGTCGACGGTTCGACTCCGTTAGATGGCTCCAAATTACAAGGGTTTAGCAGAAATGCTAGACCCTTTCTTTTTTCGGTAACCATTTCGGTAACAGAAAAAAGCCCTCTCCTGCGATTCTGGGGAGGACTTTTTGTACATCAGCATGTTGCTATTTTTCTATGCGGCAGACTCAGGTTCCGCCACCGGTTTCATCGGTGAGAGCTTCGACTGCAGGTCAAGGATCGCCTGCATCCTCTGATCCTGCGTCATATTGCTGGAATTGAAGGCAGCCATGAGGTTGTTGACGAAGGTGAGAACGGGCGGCGCCAGCGCGGTGGCCAAGTTGACGATTGCAGCTATTTCCTCGGGGTTCAATGTGAGCCTCCTTTTCCGAACGCGATTAGCATGTTGTCGATCGTAGATTTGTCCGTCAAGAACGCTGCCAGCGCCACAGCGTAATTCGGGTCTTGGTTCGGATCCTTGCTTGCATCCGAGCACTCTTTGAGCGCAGAGATCAGCACGTTCAGCGAGCCGAGCCCCTGGTTATATGCGGGAAGGATATGAGTGTTGTAGGTATGAGCAGAGACCATGCCGTTTTTCATCAGCGCAGATACGATGTCCGGAGTTGCCTGGAACGCCGACTCAAAGCCGTACACGACCTGTTGCGCGGTAGCTTGCGCATCCAGGACTGCCGATGGTGTGTTGGGGTGAAGCGCCTGCTGGACGGTGGAGCACCCGGCAAGGGATAGCGCCAACATGAGAGCTACAAAGATTTTACGCACCGGTCACCCCCTGCGCTTGAGCCTGGAGTGCGGCGAGCTCTGCCTGTTTTGCTGCGATAGCTGCGGAGAGATCTGCTGTCTGTGCCACTACCATGCCAGCAGGAGGCAAGTCTTTGGGTAGTGCTTCCTGGTCTGCGACAGAGCTGTCGGCAGTCGCCGGTTCCAATGCTGCCACAATCGGCTGGACGGTAGATAATGCCGCCTGAGCGAGCCTATAGCCATGCAGAATTCCGTTTGCAGCTGTTGAGTTGTTCATCGCCAAAGTTTCGCTTTTGATGAGGGTCAGCAACAGTGTGAGAATCGTTGCTATTTCGCCTGCATGCGCGTTGAGGTACTGTGTAACCTGTTCCATACGTATCTCCTTTAAATGCTTGTTGGTACTTCTTTATTGGTGAATTATATTTCAGCAACGGTGAATCCTAGTTCCAAAAACATATGTCAAGCGCGATTAACCATGTCGGCCGGATACTTCACCGGGTCTTTTGCGTGAAGATCCTGGTAAAACTTCAATGCCTGTCCGTGGGCTGCCTTGACGAGCTGCGCCGGATCGGCGGCATTCATTGCCGCCAGAGTCGCCGGCCCGAAACGGCCGTCATCATTTACCCCCGCGGCCCGCTGCATGAGTTTCACGGCCTGAGGGATTCCCATGTTGACACCTTTGTCAAATAGCCAATTGGCGACAGACTGTGCGGAGATCTGGTTGTACATCGGCGCCCAGAAGTTGCGGATGTAGAAGTCTTCGACCAAGGGCGTTAGTTTGGGGTCAGATCTCAGCGCAACGTTGACCTCTTTTATGGTCATCTGTTTCCCCTTCAGCGCATCGATGATCGGCCAGCCGCCCCAGCCCGGCCAATACGCGCGGTTGATCCCGGCGCAGACCTGGGCTTTATTGTTGTCAATGTTATAGCCCGGGAAACCCTCGTTGGCTAATGTGGCATTAAATGCCGGCTTGAACTCTGCCATGTCAATTCTCCTTTTCGATTAGTTGCCAGCTCGCCACTCGATCACAACGTTCGCATTCGCCGGTCCACCCACAATCTCAACGTAGACTCCGGAATACCCCACCCCGTTTTTGACCTGGATGGTTCCAAGACTGCCAGCGGGGTTAGATGCCGATGTGATATTCAAGGTGACGAATGGGATGGAATTGTATTGGATGGGCCAGTTAATAGTACCCGTCCAGCCGCCCCCCGAGGTCAACGTCGCCGCCGTGGTCCCTACCTGGACCGTCTGTGTCGATACCGTCGCACCGGTTTCAGCAATTACTTGGGACGGGATAAACGGGATGATCGTTGTATTACGCGAAGCCGCCTTCAAACGGATGGCTGCATCGGTAAACGATGCACCAGTGAAGTTTGGTCGAATAATTTGCGTGTCGGCGGCGTTATCCACAACATATGCGTTCGGCTTTGTCCCAAAATGCGAGTTGTCAGTGAAGACGACACCTGCGACCTTAATCCCGTTAGTTCCCGCACCCACATAGAAGTCCCCGGCAACATTCCCTTCCATGTAGCTGGAATCGAATTTGGCAGTAGTCATCTGGAATGTGCCATTATCGGATGAATCTATGTAAACGCCATACCCGCCATTATTGGAGAAGTCGCACCCGCTGAATGTCAGTTTTTGAGAACTCAGCAACTCCAGCCCGTTTGCAGCGTTGTTGTCGAAGTTGGTCCCGTAAGCAGAGATTCCGTTGCCGTTGTTGATGATCCGGGCACCGGTCGTGTTGCTGTTGAACGAGCTATTGTAAATGTTATTGCTCCACGCATAAGTGAACAGCGCGCCAGTAGTGAAATTGTTCACCTGGACATTACTGACGGTCATTTTGTGCGTGTCGTAGAACTTCAACCCGACAGAGTTTGAGGCATTGGTCCCGTTAACCAGGAATGAATCGAGCTTTCCGTAATACCCACCGGTACTGTTGAGGGATAGCCCGTAATTTTGCAACACACTGCCGGGGCCAGCCCCAAGGATATTAATTGGCGCCGGTATTGTGGACACGGAAGATGCGGTATAGACCTTGTTACCAGACAGAAACACCTGCTGAGCGGCTTTAATCGCGAGCTGTAGCGAACCTCCGAACATTTCCGGTGTCGCTGCAGGCAGCCCGACAAATTTAGTAGTTGGGTTGATACTCCCACCAGGGTCGACAACGAGCGCCCTGTCCCGTGGCCACGAGTGGACTGTGGCCGAGGAGATATTGCTTTGCACCGCTGACAGCACAGATGAAACATGCACGATGGTCCCCGCGAGTGACGGTGCGGCAGCTGCCGCCGACAACGATAGCTGTGCCGGAACTGCGGCGCCGTTCGGGGAAACAGCATAAATAGCTGCCTGCGCTCCGCTCCCGCATGCGCTCAGCGCCAATGCCAGCAACAAAAGAATCAATTTCTGCATGGAACCTCCCTTAAATCATTTTCAGGTAAGAGTATGAGATCGTCTGAGTCGATCCCGTGGTCTGGGTCGCCTGGACGTTCGTTGTACTAAGCGATATGGACAGCAGTGAGCCGCTGGTTTGCTGCATGATCCGAGCGGATCCAGATTCGACCGAGATTATGGCATTCGCGACATAGGCAGAAGCGTTGCCAGTCCCGGCGATATATGCCATCAACATGTACATGCCGGTCGCGCTGGACACGCTGAACAGCGTGGTTGCAGATCCATTAGTCGCGCTCACTGTCGATGCTACAGTATTGTGGCTGGCTGCCTGCACCATGCCGCTTGCGTAGACACTCCCAACGCCGTACGTACCGCCGCCGGGGGCGCTCCCGACCACCAGGGCCGAACTATCAATATGGAACGGATGCGTTGAATCTCCGGTCGTTACCCCCATGCCCCAGCTTTCAGTTAGCAGAGAGTTGCCAGAGGAAAATCTCAAGGATGAACCGAGTACGCTCTGCCCCGATGTGGTAAGGGTGCCTACCGAGATGTTAGGGGTTCCCGTGAGTCCTCCGCATGTGCCGTTAAATCCCTGCGGCGTCACTGCGTAGGCCCTTGCGTGGATCAAAAACAGACATGCGCATATAAAATATTTCATAGCTGGCAGCCCCCCTATTATTTCGTTCTGAAATGAAGAATGATGTTGGCCGACACTCCCGATGCATTAGTAATCACAATCGGGTTCGCCGGCGTTACAGCACCCATTTGTATTTTAGATGCAGTGGCAGCATTGGAGACAATGCCCGAACTTGACGCTACAAGGTTGACTGTACCTGTGTCGTTTGTGGTGAACGTAGCCCGGTCAACGTCAGCGCCAATGGTTATCTCTCCTTGGCCAGACCAGCCGCTTGTAACAGAAGGAAGAGTGACGGTGCCGTTGTTGGCGACAGCCCCGGCATAGTAGCATTCCTTTTGAAATTGCATCGTCGTGCACTGCATACCTCCTGCGTCTAAAACCGGGCCCGATGCATTCGCTACCCAGTTCGTACCGTCGGAAATAAGAATATTGCCAACTGTCCCGGGGGCTGCATGGGTTTCGGTGGATGCTACCCAGTTCGTACCGTCTGACACTATGATTTTACGAGCGGTAGCCGAGGCGTTGGGGAAGGTCGGAGTTGACAGCACCATATTGGTACCATCCCCCACCAATATTTTTCCGGCCGGCGCCGTATTCGGAAAGGTCGGAGTGGACCAGATCGGTGCAGTCGTGCCGCCTGTCGAGCGCATCATTTGACCGGCTGATCCATTCGCCAGAAACGCAGTCGTGTTTGCTGCCGACTGGTAGGGGATTGAACCGCCCGCGCCACCCGACAGATTAGTTGCGGTAGAGGCTGCAATGGTTGGAGAGGCGACCAGGCCGAGATTCGTCAATGCGGTGATCACATCGCCTGTTGGCTGAACAATAGGAGTTGCGTTGAAAAATCCAAGTTTCTGTGTGGTCGCAGTGCCTATCTTTGTCCCGGTGGTTGTGCCTGCGATGATATTGGTAGCATCCGTCATCGTCACCGATCCGGTGAACGTGCCGCCCGCTTTCGGCATGGCGTTATCGGCCTCAGTGCCCTGCGTTGATGTAGCGTAGGCGCTCGCCGCGGTAAACGCTGCCGAGCCGAGCGTACCGCCACCCGTCGGAACCGTCAGTGTCGCGCCGGCGGCGGGCCATGCGAGCACGCCAGCGCCGCCGTTGTTAGTCAGCGAGGTAGTGAATGTACCGTTTGTTACAGTTGCGGCGTTGCCGCCAATGCTGAGGTTGGCAACAGGTGTGGTGGATGTAACCTGAAGGGGCGCCGTTCCGGTCGCGACGGTGGATATAAGCTGCCCCGATGCATACACACTGCCTACGCCGTAACTGCCTCCTGATGGTGTAGTGCCTACAACCAAGCCTGATCCGCCGACCCAGAAGGGATGTGTAGCGTCTCCGCTGGAGACTCCTAGCCCGTAGTTTTCACCGAGGGTGCTAAGGCCACTGCCAAATTTAAGATAGCCGCCAGTAATAGTTTCGTTGCCGTTCACCTGCAATTTCCCGGTTGCGTTGTCGGTCGTAGAGAATAGCAGTACGTTCCCGGTGCTGGGTGCCTGATACACCGAAGAGGCGTAAGCCACAGGGCTAGTGTTATTCCCCATCAGCAAATAGTTTGCAGGAAGCGTTGTGGCTCCTGTGCCGCCATTCGCCACTGCTACCGTACCGGTTACATTGAGGGCAGTCCCGGTCGCGTTCCCCTGGAAGACCTGAGTTGCGCCGTAGCACATCGCCGAGACAAGCAGCAAGCCGAGCATAAGTCCTGAGCTAAATTTTTTCATTCGAATCTCCCTTATTGATAAAATCCTGAAATTAAAACTGAAACAATGCTGGCAGTACGGTTATAAAACACGACTGGATTAGCAGCGACAGAGCTGCCAATGCATAGGTGACCACTCAGGTTACTATTGCTGAGGATCAGTCCCGACGAATCCATTGAAATGATCTGGACGTTACCGGCATTGTCCATGTTGAAATCCGCGTTATTCGTATTCGCTCCGACGATGATTCGCCCCCAGAGGGATGATGTGATGATCGGATAGGTGTAGGTGCCACCTGCAGGGATGGTGACAGAGGTTGGCGGAATGACACCACTAAGCCCTACGCTCGATGGAGTATAATCGCCAGGTTGAGGCACCACCGCTCCAGCCCGTCCGTTGAAGCTGGAAACACCACCGCCATTAACCGTCAACGTCTTAGAGGATGGGTTGGCGCTTACAGTGGTTGTGCCCGCCCCAATAATTCGGAATGTATCACCGGGGTGACCAGCGCGGATTTCGCCCCCAGCGCCCGATATGTTACTGAAAGCGAAGCCTGGACCGATGCTCGACACTGCGCCCGGTGCCGGATAGGCTGTCGCGCAGATACACATCAAGAACAGCCCCCCGAATATCACCAGCGCGGTGCGGTTCACTTGAGTTTTCCTAAAATAAGATCAAGTTTCTTGTCTAGCTTGTCATAGGCGCTTACTGTTGAAGTGTGGCAGACCCCGCATGTATCCTTGAAGACAACCGCTTTTTTCAGCTCTGAGATGTCACTATCTGCCCGGTCTAGCCGCTGCTTGAAGCCCACCCATGTCAAAATAGCGCTCAGAAGCCCCCCGCCTGCGCCGTATCCCATATTGCCAGCATCCATTGGTGTCTCCGGTATTTGATGAAATATTATTCTTTATTGGTGAATTTGAGGGCATCAAAAGCTGCCTGGTACTCAGCCCAGGGAAGACCCAAAAGGATGCACATCTGCTTTTCAATCTGTTCTGCTGCCAGGTGCTCAAGATGGTATGGCGCCCGAGGATCTGCGCCGGGATCGTCAAGTTCTGGATGCCCCATATCGAAGCGGTCAATCTCTCCCCAGGTGATGCCGCGGTGCTTAGTGAGGATCATCTCAACCAGTTCGTGGACAATGAGCGCGGCTTCCATGCGAGGATCCGGCATCTCTGAAACGGTGAGAGACCAAAGCGCCCCGCCTGTCTCGCGGTAATCCCCGGCTGTATCGTACCGCTGCCGGCAGTGTGGTATCGTGGTGATGATGATGTCGTTCAAAAGTTGATCCCCTGTTTTCTGCCACCCTCGATTTTTTCCTTGATCCGGTCGAATGCGCCCAGGTCGAAGTCGAGCTGGTATATTTTCAAGTCCTTCACCTTTTTAGTCACATCCTCGATTGCATCTTCGAAGCTGGTCTTGTGGCCCGAGACGATGCTGCCAAGAATGCCGTCATCGCCATTTGGCACCGCATAAATCTGTCCGCCTCGGCATACGCCATTTTTAACGAATAGGCCGAGCTTTTCGATATCTTTTACAGATCCGACATGAAGCTCATTGTCGTTATGCCATTTTGACGAAAGAACCAACTCAGCGGCGTACTTGAAGTCATTGCTGATTGTTGGCAGTTCGTCGTGCGCCAGGTCGTAAATGGCCTGTGCGTAGGACTCACCCAGCAAGACACAGCACGAGGCAGTCGGAGGAGACGCACAGCGGCACGTTTCGTCAATCGGGTATACCTTCCCCTGCTCCGTATAGCGAAGCTCGTTAGAATAGGGTCCAGCGTAGCCCAGATAGTCATAGACGGGTGCGATCTTTGCCTCTACTTCGGAGGCGCCGGATGGAATCTCGTCAAATACTGCTTCGATGATCGCCTCGTCCTTATCCTCGTAGCCACCACAGACTTTGGCCGGCAGTTTGCCGCCGAGCCGGAAGGTATCGATTCCGAACTCGCAGACGGCCTCGATGGGAGACTGGACAAGGATCTCGATGTCTTCGGCACGTTCTCCGAGGGATGCACGTTTCTTCTCGATGAACTTGCGGGTCTGGTGCTGGTTGTAGTGTGGGAGCGTTTCCCAATCGCCGCGCTCCTTGTCAGCGTTCTTCATGTACAGAGGGCCGTCTTTGCCCTTTACGTAGTCCCACAAGTCGGACAGCCCCCCCGCGCAGTACGTCTTTGCTACCGGGAGCCCCACCTTTTTTAGCATGGCAAGGAAGTAAGCTTTGTCGAGTTCCATCTTCTCGCCGCCCAGAGAGCCGCAAACAGGGACGCCGGCACTCTTGAGGAAAACTTGAAGTGCGCCGTCATAAACATCGGGGAAGAAGACGACGTCCACTGAAGACATGACCTTCCACGGGTTATCCGTCCAGGTGACGCCTGGCAGGCCTTCCCCGATGTGGCAGAGAGGGCTTTCGAGGTACGGGCCGCCGCTGATCCGGTGGTAAAAGACCTTGCCGTAATACTTCGCCATGAAGGGGGCAAGGTAGCTGAACGGGCCCCGGTCCATGATCAAAATTTTCTTGTTCGATAAGCTCATGTCACCGCCTGGAGATACGGCCCCCTAGCGCGAGGGGGCTTTTCTCTGTTCTGAGGTTACTACTTCCCCTTTTTCGGCATCTTCGGCATTTTGGGTGCCATGGCGGGGCCTTTCGGCATTTTAGGGGCTTTCACAGTCGGCTTTTTCATGGTCGTTCTCCTTTTTAGTTGTGGTCCTACTCGTCGCCTATCGTTTTCCAGCGTTGCGGCAGCGTGTACATCTCGCCTTCGAGCGCCGTTTTCAATGTGGGTGCTGCCACTTTGCCGACAGCCTTGATCGCTTTGCCTGCTGGCCCTGCGGCCTTCTGGCTGTAGATCATTCGCGCCACCTTGCTTTTGATCTCGGGTCGGTCCCAGACGGCGGCGACCAGCTTGCCGAGCTTCCCTGGTGAGAGATCCGAAAGGCTTACCGGGTCCTTCAGCGAGCCCAGGGCGATCTTCTCGCCGAGGCCCACGGCGTCGCGCTGGCTGATCCTATTGATCGCCCGGGCGAAGTACGGTTCCAGCGCCAGCAGATCCGAGGAGTCGGCATTCAGTGGCACTGCGTCGGGATACTTGGCGTCCAGGGTTTCCTTGATGGCGTGGGCAAGTGTCTTGCCGCCCTGCTCCCCTGCGTCGTTGATCTTGCCGTTTTTGTAGGCGTTGCCCAAGTCCTGGTATATCTGGCGCTTGGAGACATTCAGGTCAGTCGGAGTATAGGGGGCGGTCACCGTTGGTTCCGCCGGCGAGAATACCGGCTTTTTGTTCATCAATGCCGCTTCCAGAGGATTGAGGTACTGCTCTTCCGGCTGAATGACTCGCTCGCCCTTCTTGAAGTTGTTTATGACCTTCCCGACCTGGCTGAGATAATTAGGCGCCACCCCGCGCACAGCTTCCCCGCGATTCATCAGCTTCCCAAAGTCGCCATTGGCCAGCACCTCGTCGGCAGGGAAGGTATCGCCCGCCGCCGTACCGGCTGCATAGATGTCATCCACGGCGCTACTGTTCGCCTTCACGGTGTCGAGCAGCGCGCCGTGACTCTCGGGGTTGAAGAGGTAGCCCTTTTTGAGTACCGTTTCAGCCATAGCCTGCTGCTCTGCCGGCTGGAGGCCGCCGCCAGTGCCGAACTTCCCGGCGCTGCGAATGATCCGGTTTGCTGCTGAGTTGAGACCTTGACGCACAGCTGGGATGTTGGTAACGCCCCTGAAGGCCCCGGCGAGGGTACGGCCCCCGCCCTCTACTGTAGCGCCCAGGGCGGCATCTTTGGCCACATCCATTCCATCCGTTGGCTGGTCGGCGATTTTTCGCTGTGCATACTTCCCGGCCGCATTAATGCCACCAGCTACAGCAAGGCCAGCAAGGGGGCTACCGACTAGCCCGGCCGCCATTGGCAGAAGATCAAGACCTGTCTGGACGCCTGCATACAGGTTCGGGTTATCGCGGCCCCACTGCGGCACGCCCTCGTTGACTCCGGTTACCTGCTGGGGGGGGGTAAACTGTTTAGGAGCACTCTTGACCGGCGCGGCACCATCCCACTCGCTCTGGAGGGGCTGGGCGTCTTCCCATTCTTTTTTCAGGTCTGAGGCCATTATTCCTCTCCTATGCTGCCATCAGCGTACTTAACGAGGATCTTCCCGCTCTTGGATCTTCGGCGCTCAACCACAGCCTTCCCTTTTGCGGCACCCGGCGCGGCGCCTTCCCCTTCAGGTTTGAGCGAAGCATTCGGCACTCCGCGCTGCAGCCGGTCAAGGGTTCTGAGTGCCTTCTTGAGCTGGACCTTAGCAAATGCCTTGTTGGGTTGGATGGCGCCGGGGATCGTCGCCTCGATGGCCGCGCGCTGGTCCTGGCTCCCCTGTCCGCCACCGAGCAGAGAGCGCATTGCGAGAATGTTCTCTTTCAGAACGGCAAGGTCGGTGATGTAATCGACCTGACCGGGGTCGAGCGTCTGGCCGATCTTGGAGCCCAAGAAGTTCGACATTGCCGAAGTCGGCTCACGCTGTTTGAGCATGAGCGCGATTTGCGCCTGCTGTGCACTGCTGAACGGCTTCATCTTGTCCAGCGAAGTCATAGTGTTGTTCAGCGTGCCGCGTATGTCTTCAATGAGCGTTTGCTGCTGGTTCGTCTTCATCTGGGCGCCAGCCGGGGCATAGCGCACGGGGTCAGCCTTAACGTCTGCGGCATCCACAAAAACGAGACTGCGGGTCTGGTTATCGAATGCCTGCACCATCCGCCCCGGCGAGGGCATACGAGGAGGACGCCCCGCTATTTTCTGGGCAACATCGTCTTGCTGCATATTCTTAATGATCGACGCTGCCTCAGCATCCCCGCGTTGGGCTCTGGCGTATAGCTGCTCCTTCGTCTGGGCCTGCTCCCTGCCCATCCAGTTTGAAGCCGTAGGTTTGCCGTCCGGACTAGTGTAGGTGTTTTCGTACTGCTTGGTCAGCGCTTCGAGTGCCGGCTTCGGATCTTGACCGTAGCTACCTGCCGCCTGCAGAATTAAATCTTTTGCCTTCTCGAATGGCATCAGGTAAGGCTTCGTCGGCTGCCCGGTGGCATCCTTATAGACCAGGCCGTTAACCGGGTTCGCGCCAGCCGGAGGTGGCTGGGCAGGGTCGAAAGGCTGAGCATTCTGGTACATCCCGCCGACCCCCGCAATGGCGCCCAAATAATCGGCGTTCGCGGCCTTGTCGGTAACCTCCTTCTTAATCCCTCGGCCTTCCTTTGATGCAGAGATTACCTGTTCAGGAGTGAGGCCCTTAAGATCGGTGGGGTCAAGCCCCAAGAGCCCTGCGACGGAGTTAAGACCCTGCGAACCATCAGCATGCAAATTCTGATAGTCGCTCGCCACGTTACGGATTGCAGCCATGTGCTGCTTGGTTGCATCTGCACTGGTGAGTTGCGCCAGGACGTTGGGTGAAGCGTTCCCGGCGATATAGTCACGGAGACCGGCCTCACCCTGTGCGCGCTGCTGGAAGTCCGATTTCGCAGCCTGCGTGTAATTGTTCGGGTCGGTGCCGGTTGCGAACGGTCCAAGGTCGGCAGTCGTGCCACTCTCGGCCAGGACCGCCCGCGACTCGGGATCATTCCAAAAGCGTGGGTCGGTAGTGCCGGTCTGCTGAGCATAGTCGACCAGCGCCGGATATGCGCTTTGCATGTCTGGCAACTGCTGCCCGGCCTGATATTTTTTCAGATTGTTGTAGGGCCTCGGGAAAAGCATCGCACCTATTTCATCCCAGCTCATCAGGTTCCCCCTCCGACTCCACCGCTCAATCCGAACGAGAAGGAATTGCTGCTGCTGGTCTGGCCGCCCGTTCCGTTCCAGAGCCCCTGCAGGTAATTGAGTGGCGCCCAATTCGATGCGTTCTGCTGCGCGGCGTTGGTGATGTTGAAGTTGTTAGCTGAATTGGCATTCTGCTGCGCCAAACTATTCACGCTCTGATTCTGGCTGTTCGATAAGCCGTAAGCTGCATTTGTCGCATTTGCCCCGGCCTGTGCATACTGCGGGGCATATTGCTTGTTGATGTCGCCCATTGCCTGCTCAGCGAGACCGGAAGACCAAATCCCGCGCTTGGCGAGGTCGCTGTTCTCGTTCGTTATGTCGGTCGCCTTGGCAGCATCAAGCGGCGCCGTGTAGCCTGCCGTCATGTCCTTCTGCATCTGCTGCAAGTCGCCGCCGCTGATCTGCTGTGGCGTGCCGGCGCTCTGGTAGGTCGGCGCAACATATTGAGGCGCATTTAGGCTATAACTTGTCCCGCTGCCGGGAGTGACCACATTGCCCTGATCGTCGTACACCGCGGGAGTGCCACCAGTCCCTGTAATGTAGCTAGGATTGGTCTGTGACATATTCTGCATCGCGCCCTGAAAGATCGCCGACCGCTGGTCTGCGGTAAGCGGCTGGCTCTGCGAACTGCTGGTGCTGACGTTCGTACTACCGCCCATAACTACACTCCTTTCTGGCTTTTCTGGTTAGGGAAATGCCTAATTGATCCACCTTTGTGGCTCCATGCCGTACCGACTGTTTGCGGCTCTTTCTGTCGGAGATCTCTTATCATCCTGGTCATACCCGGCCGGCCGTCCTTATTGCCATGATCCAGGACAAACATTGCCAGACCGTCCATCCGGTAGCACAAGAAATGTGTGATCTCCCCAGAATCGCCCCTGTGAATGATGTAGTGGCCCAGAGCAAGGCATTCGAGCACGTTTACCTCAAGCTGCCCGGTTACCACATAGAAATCACCACAAGACACCAGGAAGGCGGTCACTTCATCAAGTAAATTGTTTACCTCTTCAAAGGTCATTGTTCCTTGAACTCCAGGGCCAAATATTCTTTGCCATCATCCCCGGTTGTCACCGTGACACCAGTAATTGTCCATTTCCGGCCACTGCCGCCCAGGTCAGGCAGAACGTGCGCATTGCACAGTTCCACCACTTGCTGGTCGAGATTTTTATCCGTAAAATTGGCGAGTTTTCGTGGTTTGCTCATATATCCAGACCAGCCAGACAGTATTTTAAACGCAACTCCTTGATAAGAAAATTGCCCGGCATACTGTCAAAAGTCAGATAGTTCCCGGTGTCGTCATTCATCAACAGATCGAGCGTGGCATCATCGTTGAGATACGTGGTCACTACCGTAGAGTTATTGAACGTCAGCCGAAAACTTATCGTGATGCTCTCGGGGAAGTTCTCCAGATCAGCAAGACCTTCTGAACTGTTGAGATCGAATACATTGTCGCCGGCACTCAATACCGAGCTTGACGCTACCATTATCGGCTCTGCTGATTCGTCCAGGAAAGCTTCGATAGTGATACCAAAAACGGTATCATCAACCGTGATCCCAAAAGACTGCCAGATCTTAGTGCGACTTGAATCTGCATCTTCATGCCGAGTCTGCAAAACTGACTGTCTCGGGTACAAGAGGTTGGTTGAAGGAAAGTCGCTTTTAGCGAAAGCACCCTCGCCCACACCGACCAAGAAGTCGGTGTTGATGTCATTTAGCGCGAGGGCAGCCGGATTCGCTGCCGGTAGAAGCATGTTCGCTTTGGAGTATCCGCCCTTACCATCGTAGTAGAAAATGAGGCTCTGAGACCCGCCATTCGTCACTGGCCAACTGAACATGATCGCCCTGAAACGTTGGAGGTGCAGGCCGATAACGCTCGTCGGGGATATTGCCAGAACCGAGAAGATCGACCGGAAATAATCCTGCTGGTTGTGCGGCAAGAGATTCGCACCGTTCAAACTTGCGGCATAAATGCCCTCGGTGCTGAGGATATAAACCACGCCATTCACTTCAACATTGCCCGCGGTAAAACGTTTGCCGAGCTGCAGCGGGACAAAAGTGACGTCCTGATAGGTCGACCCGTACATGGCATAAACCGAGTTTGCGCCATAGACTATCGCACCGCCCTGTACTGGCACAAAGTCGATGGCCGGTTCCTGGTTGGGCAGCCAAAGGATGTTGAGCGGGTCCCATGTGGTTGCGTCACCATTGTTGGAGATCTGAATTGTCCCGTCGCTGTTCACTACCCACAGCCGGTTGGTATAGACGCGAAGCTTGGTTGATGTCTTCCCGGAAATCAGCGATATGGTGAGATCGTCCAGGTTGATGATCCCGTTCTTTGTGCTGTCAGGATTTGGGTTGCAGGCGTAGTGCTTTGCAAGGAACGTCACGGACTCGGAAATACCCGAGATGAACGCACCTGGCAACACATGCGCTGTTCCTGCAGTCACGTCAGTAGGACCGCCCGACGCGGTGTCAAGTATCCCGGTGTACACATTGCCGTCGCCAGGAGCAAAATAGAAGTTGTAGGTTCCACCAGAAAGCAGACTGAGGCAGAGCCCCGGTGATGCCCCTGCAATGACTTGAGTGTCCGTCTGGAAAAACGCAGAGAGGTAGCCTGACGTGAAGAGAATAATATTCTCCATCCGTAACAGCTGATTCCGGCCGACAGCTTCAGGGAGAAGAGCCTGTGTTTCGCAGCCCCTAAAATCCCGCTGCCTAGCGACTTGCCACCCGTCTTTGACAGCGACAGAATCATCTGGCATTATTTTGAGCTGGACAACCGCCATTTAACCCACCCTGTACCAGTTGGACCCGATCAGTTGAAATGTTATGGTTTCGTCCTGCACTGCATCCCATTCGAAAGGTAGCGCACTGCGCATAATGGTCTGTCCGGCTACCTGTGGCGTGAATGTCGCCGCAAAGCCCGACGCATCGTCTTTCAGGTATCTGATGATACCGGTGGCCGGCAGTTGGAACGATGCCGGTCCGGCAGAAGTATCGATCAGAATCGTCTTCACGATGGCAATGGTTGAAGGAGACATCAGTGTCAGTTTTCCGTTCTGGAATAGCAACACCATGTCCGTCGAGCCAAGCGGGACAGCAACCGGGCGACTTGAAAGGTAGACGTTGAATCCTTCGCTGGCGCCGGACATCAGTTACCCCCTCGGATGTAGCCATGTGAGTTGTAGTGCGGGCGAGGCTTGTGTCTGTTGTCCCATGACTTAGCCTTCCCCATCGCCATCTGGTAAAGCATATTTTCCTTGGTGAACCGGCCGTCTTTCTGCAAGTCGTAATAGCTCATGCGCAGGCCTAAAATGAAGAGCTCCTGGAAGTCGAGCGGGAAGATGGTATCCGCACTGTCGGCATAATCGGCCGTGATGTTTTGCTCGCCGATCACCGATGCTGTGCCAGTTAACGCCGGGTGAAACACAACGACCCCTGCGGCCGTCAAGGTGTACCCCTGCAGGCTGGGAGGAGTTACTAGGTCAGTGCTGTCGGCCTGCAGGATATTGTCCGAAGCCGCGTCGATCTTCGCGGCTTCCTGATCACTCAGTTGATCGCTCTGCGTGAAGAACGTATCGCCCACCTGAATGGAGACAATTTCCGAGACGCCGGCCGGGATGGTGATCTGGTTGTTGACGATGGCCAGGGTGATCGGTTCAGTCAGAAATTTCCACACGCGCGGCTGGTTCAGGATCTCCTGCACCACCTCGTTGAACCATACGACGAAAGGCGCCCGCGAAATTCCGCCGGGGAACTTAGTCCTCGCTTTGGTAATCGTCGTGCCTACGTTGACAACCGCCATCCTCTTACCCCTTCTTGTGCGTTCTCATGTGCGCTGCGAGCCCTAAATCGCTTCCGCAAGCCCTACCGCACACTTCGCAGACTATTCCTTTTTTTTTTCGGCGTCGGTCGGTGCGGCGATCACCGAAGGGGTAAACGGGTCCGAGAAGATATAGTGCTTGTTATTCGCCTTCAGAGCTTCGACGGTATGCGCCGGAACGATTGCATAGGCCGCTAGCTCTTCGGCGTGCCGAGTGCCATCATGATCAGGGTGGCCAGGGTTGATGAAGGGCGCGCCTGCAATTGTTACCCGTGTGTCGGGGAGCTGCTTGATCACCCTGACGCGGAATTTACCTGCGAGTTCTTCCATAGTGCTCATGTTGCCTCTCTTTCTGTCTCAGATGAGACACTTGTTCGTGCGTTTAAATTCGGGGTTCCGTTCCAGAGCCTTCATCAGCTCGGTTGCATCTTCCGTGATGCCCTGCTGTTCCCATAGTAACCAAAGCGCCTTAGGCACCCGGCCAACAGCCTTGATATCCTCGTCAGCCTTCTGCCAGTTCTCGTCAGAGTTCTTGCGCTCCTCGTGGCAAAATTCGCGGATGTAACCGTCGAACTGTGCGTGCGTGGCGATCTGCTCGTCTCCGACGATCTTATGGTCTGCAAGAATAAGGCTGCTGCCGCTCATGGGTACATCCTTTGAAGAAGAGGGGCCGAAGCCCCTCTGTGGTTAATTTTCCGTCCAGTTGATCCAGGCGTTCACCAAGCCGGCCGTCTTCGCCCAACTCAGGCGGATATAAGCAGCCGCGTCGTTCCAGGTCAGAATGGCGTTGCTCGTCGTGCTCACGGCGGTGCGATCGGACTGGGTGCAGGTTGCCCAGGGGCCGTTAGAAGTCGGGCCGCATTGCACCAGAACAGTCCCGGAAAGAGCTGCATTGGCATGGCCAGCAATGGCGACACCCTGGACCTGCACGGTCTTGGTCCGGTAACCGCGCACGTTTTGAGCCGCGGAGTACGATGCGGCACTGCTGGTAGTGGAGAGGTTGCTAAACGGAGTCCATTGACCGGCGTTTGCTGCAAATACCGAACTCGACAAAGCGAGGACTGCGAGGACTACGAAGATCATCTTTTTCATTTTGCGGCACCTCCTGCGGGTGCGCCGGCAGCGGCAGCCGGCTCGGGTTCTGCTGCGGGTTCCGGCGCGATGACCCCGCCGTGGTCCTTAACAGCGATGGGCGCGCATTCCTCATTCAGCATAAGGAACTTTCCGCCTTCGTCCGTTTTGGTTTCCGACCCGAACAAGAACGTTCTGGCGAAGTCGGCAGGCATATAGACTTTTTGCATGTCATGCTCCTTAAAAGAAGGGGGCCGAAGCCCCCCGGTGATTACTGGTAATCGACGTTCTGATCGAGGCCGACGATCCTGCCGCTGGACGCTTCATTCTTTGCTTCCAGGGTATGGTTGACGGTGATGTGGTACTTCTCGTTGAGCCCGGAGGTGGTTGCGAGCTTGGTCTCGCCGATGGCTTCCAGCGTAGCCTTCTTCCAGTAGCTCATATTGAGGATGGCGAACACGTCGACCGGCATGGCGGTGTCCAGTTCGGTGACGACCTTGCCGAAAGCGGTCACGTACACATCCACGTAGTCGTCAACCTTGGAACCGTCGATGAAACGGGTTTTGGACCCGCCGGCAGAGGCGACGTTGTCGAAGGCCGCCTGCTGAATCGCGTTGCAGAGGCCCTTCATGGTCTTGTTTTTGTCGGTCGAACCAGTGGTGTACATGTTTTGCATGGTGAGCTTGATCAGCCCAGCCGTAAGGGGTCGCACGGTGCCGCCCGTAACGGTGCCGTCAGCGTTCAGTGTTGCATCGCTCGGCATGTTCAGGTTGGTGATGATCCAGTTCAGGATGCCGCGCATCTTGTACGGAATGGTCACGTCATCGCCCAGAGCTAACACGCCGTTGATGAAGGACCAGTTGATATCCTTCATCAACCCTTCCATCTTCTTGCGACGCTGCAGGTCACGCTCGGTGGAGCGGCCGGCAGTCTTCACGGCGCCGGAGGTGGAAGAAACCGCATAGCTCTCTTCCTGGATCTGGGTGTAGTTGTAGAGCCTGGACGGCTGAGTCGAGGCGTTGATCGTCGGGTCCGACCCTTCCAGCACGGCATTGTTGGTGTTTGCGGCACGGATCGTGTCGGTCAGGAATTCATGCTTCCTATTTCCCGGCTTCTTCCCCGATCCGAGTGCGTGGTACGTTACGCCGATGGCCGGCGCGATGATGGAAAGCTCATCAAGGAGGGACTCCCTGACGCCTACCATGTTTACGGTCTGTACAGTTCCGGCAGGTACGGTCATTTCTTAACTCCTTTTACAGCCCTTCAGCGCTTCGAATTCATGGAACCTTTGATGCCGAGCTTCGTCTTCAGATTTGTGAACGCCAGAAAGTCTTCTTCAGTCCCGCTCTTCTGGGCCTTGGCGTGCAGTTCCCGTAAAGTCTTCATGTCGGCCTCTGCGGTCTTCCCATTTGAACCCGTGACACCGGGAGCGAGTTTGGTTTTGGCCTCTTGTTTCTGTTTCAATACTGCTTCTGCTTCTTTGCCCATGTGCTCGTTGCAGTAGTCGTGGGCGAACTTCACGGCGCCCATGTCGCCCTTGAGGCGGTAGGCGTCGGCGAATTCCAGGCCGAGAATCTTATTCGCCTTGAGCTGGCTCTCGAACCACACGCTAGCCTGGTCCCATACGTCCTGGGGGATATTGCTGGCCTCACGGAACACATCGGCAGCGGTGGCAAGCCTGTCGCTGCGCTCTTTAGCCTCAGCCTGCAGTTTTGCCGACTGGCCCTGCTTCTCCGTCCACTCGGCTTTCTTGGCCTCGTTATCCGCATACCAGGTCTCGGTATCGTGGATGAACTTCTCGGCCGCCCTGAGGGCAGTGACGGTCTCCATGGAGCGATCACCAGCGCGGATAGCCTCTTCCAAGTCGGCCTTGTGTGCGATGATGTCCAGGTAGTTACCGTTCAGCTGGTCGACCTGGGCCGCGGTAAGATCCACGAACGGTTTTTTCTCAGCTTCCACACGTTCAGTGGTCTGCTGCTGCAGCTTCTGGATGGCTTCGGCGATCTTGGCTTCGTTCTTCTCCTCGATCTCCTTCAGCCTCTCCTCGAAGCTCTTCTGCTTGATGCCCTTGTTTTCCTCTTCATCTTTCTTGTCGGGTTGTTCGGCGTCAGCTTCTTCCGGATCCGCATCCGGGTCGGTCTCTTCGTCCGGGGCGTCGGCGCCCTCCTCACCTTCTTCGCCTAGATTGCCACCAAGATCCGCATCTTGGTCATCGTCCTCACTAGCGGCGGCGTCCAGTCCTTCGAGGTTACCCAGCATCAGCATTGCCGGGAAAAGCAAAATCAGTTTCAGCAATTTTTTCATCTTCATTTCGTGCTCGCTTTCTGCCCGAAGGCGGTTGTGAACCATGCGCATATCGACCAGCGCCGTTTCGGCGCCACCTGTTTATCTGGAGCCTCGGGATCGTAGTTAACGAGGCCTTCTATGATCTGAGGAAAGAACTTTTTGACGATGAATCTGAACTCTTGCGCGCGCTTGATCTCGCCCTGCTGGGTGTAGGGATCAAGGTTGATCTGCTTCTCGGTCATCGTCTCGCTGAGCTCGTTCAGCTTCTGGAAAAGCATTTTGACGCCTGGGTGGTTGATGGCGTCGCGCATGATCCGCTGATCTTCCAGCGTTCTCTCGATACGTTCGATTTCTTCCTGTCTACTGGCCATTCATCTGCCCCCCGGCCGACATCGCCGCACCGGCCGCGCCTTGCATGTCGGGGATCTGCATCGCTGTACGCTCGGGAACCGCCATGCCGCCGCCGTTCTGCTCGAGTTCTTTCACCTGGCGCTGCATCTGCGGGTTCTTGCCATCCACTTTCGCCGTGATGCTCATGCCGCCCGTCATCATCTTCTGCAGGAGCATCATCTGGGCTTGTGGGGGGAGTTGCGCGAGGTCCACATTAATGTTGGCCTTGTAGTCAACCTCGGGTGGCTTCGGTGGCGGCGGAGGGGTATCAAACTGGTTCTCGTTGAACCCTGCCAGCACGTTGAACATTCCAGCGACAGCATGCCAGTCGGTGGGAATGTTCGCTTTTTGCCTGAATTCAACAATTTGCATTAAATTTTGAGCTTTCTTATAGCGAGGAGTCGCGCCCAGTCCGGCGTTGATCTGGACGTCCACCTCAAAGTCAAAAACGCTGAGATCAATGATCTGTCGACCGTTCCGGATCTGGGTCGGCAACTGGGTCCCGGCGTTGCGCGCGGCGATCTTGAGCACGATCTCGTCGGTCTCGTAGGCCATGGTCAGTTCGGCAACCAGCGAGAGCACCGGGATGAAGAAGGACTGGTTGCGGATCATCAGGTTGACACCCAGCTTCGCGTTGGCATCCTGGTCTTGCATCTGGTGGAGACCGAGGCCTTTCGTTGTCCCCTTAAGGGCGAGCTGCCGGCTACGGTCGGCGACACCCATCGGTACAAGCGCGGCAATATCCTGGTTTCGGGAATCGTCCATGCGCATTGACTCAAGCAGCCCATTCGGGAACTGAACAAACTCGAACTCGTCCTTATCTGCGGCGAAAATGCGGGAGTTGGCCAGCTGGTCAAGGTCGATGTTGTGGTCAGGGCTCACACGTATCCGGCCGCCCTGTGCCATCTGCTTGGCCACATCGTTCGCATTGTTGCGATGATCGCTGAGCTCATCCTCAATCGGGGCGATTACCTCGGGGAAGCCGACACCGGTGGCATCCCACAGCCGGCCCTTCAGGTATCCCACCACGAGCGGGAGCTTGTTGACCTCACGCCCGTTGTAAAAAACGTCGTTGACGGGAAGGGAACTGGAAAGCGGGAAACTGCCGGCGATGGAGAATTGAACGAACCACTGAAAGTTTTTCTTCTCGAAGAAGATCATCACCTCGGCGCGGTTCTTATCGCCCAGGTCGACACGCTCGGCGTCGGAGAAGTCGAAGCTCGCCAGCTGTAGCGCGGCGTCATTCCCTTCCCGAGTGTTGGCAAGGTGGCCCTCGATGTCCTCTTCGGTGAAGTCGAGGTTGAAGACGCCCTTCGCCTGGTAGTTCATGATCTCGTCCAGGGTGAACGGCATCAGGATCCCGGCGAAGGTCCCAAGATTCACGTCGAGATAGGGAATCTTCGGATCCCAAAAGCAATCACGGCGCGGCATGAGGCGGTCAATTACCCACGTGTCCCTGACGATCACATCTTTCTCTTGCGGAACCAGCTGGGAGCCCAGCATTTCGCCGTACTGCTCATGAATCTGCTGAGGGACTTCCTGGCCGGCAGGGGTCACGAACTTGTCAGGGAGGGGTTTCTTGTAGCTCTCGTGCACCCAATGAACAAAAGCCGCTTCGATGCCATCGGCGGCGCCAGATCGGAGGCTTGCTTCCTGCCAGAGATGAAAACCGCTGGTGTTGTCCTTTCGGTAGATGAAATCTTCGGTCAGGATCTGGGCGAACTTATCACGCTGTGGGTTTTCTGGGGAACGGGAGGTGAAGCTGATTGCGTCGGGGTCCTGGTTGTACTCCAAGATCGCATTTTCAACGTAGCCGTCGACGATGGAAGTGCTTTTTGTAGAGGGGAGAGCAGATAGCCCGCGAGAGATGCGCTCTTCGGCATCGGCCAGGATCATCTCGTACCGATTACGGTTGTCATCGATGATCGGCTTCAGATGAAAGTCGAACCATGCGTCAAAGGCCCGCTTGAGCTCAAGGGGCCTTGCAAGGTCTTCGCTGTTTTCCTGGTCGGAGAGTTCCATTGATCCCCCCGCGGCTGCGGGCACTTGTCTGGTGCGGTAAAAAGTGGGGCCGAAGATGGGGAGGCGTCCACCCTGGCCCCGAATTCATCAGGTTCAAGCTCTATCCGAAAAAATCACCAATGTCAAATAATTTTTCACTACGGATGAATTTCTATCGCAAAAAGACCTCCGACAGGTCAAGCGAGTTAGTTTTTCTCTTGCCGCCCTTCCGAAAAAGGTGGTCCGGCTTGTAGTAGGTCATCGCCAAGGCATCGGCGTGGTCCGGGGAAAAGCCGAGCTTCTTCCGGATCTCCTTCTTGTCGGCGATCTTGACCTTGCTGCCCACATCGTCACGGGTGATCGCGCCCAGCTCGTTGATCAGGTCTTCGTGGTTCGGGATACTGATCGCCCGGGCGATGAATGCAAGCGATAGGTCCCAGTACATTTCGGCGCGTTTGTTCAGGAACTTTTCTGGCTCTCGAAGGTCCTTTGTGCTGCGAGAGTCTGCCGGCCTGGCGTTGATGTTCATGTTCTTGAGAGCTTTCGGCAAATACCAGCCCAGTCCGATATTGTCGACAAAGGCAACGTCGGCGTCCTCTTTCAGCAGGATCGACCCGGCCCAGTCCTTCAGGTCGTCAGGGTCCGAAGTCTGTTTTTCGTGGAACTCTGAGATCGGGCCGGTACGAATGCACACCACCGATCGGTCACCGCCACCGCCGGCATCCACCGCGCCCATGACAGGATCGAAGTCGGACGTTTCGAATTCACGTTCAACCGCGTCCTGAATCGCATCGTAAGGGATCAGTCCGCCGCTCGCCACGGAGGGGGGGAGGCCCAGCACCTTCACCCGGTAGGTGTTCGACTCCCTGCCGTACTTGAGCATCTTCTCGATGTGTTCCCGGCTGACCAGTTCCGAGTCCTCTCCGCTCCAGCGCGCCGTGATCCACTGGTCGGCTTTGTTATGTTGCGAGTCGTGCGCGTACCCTTTCGCCCGGGTCGGGTTGAAGATCATCAGCGCGATTGAGCAAAGGCTCGTCAGCGTTCCCTCCAGGGGACCGAACACGGGTTCAGGGACGCTCGCCGCTTCGTCCACCACGATCAGCTGGTAATCGGCATGGCGCCCGTACAGGGTTTTGGCCTGCTCGTCTTCGGTGGCCAGCGGGTTAATCGTCACGCATTCTGCAAACCACTCGGCGCCGGGATTCTTCGCGCCCTTGTGGAACATCTTCTCGGTCTGCCAGGTGATGGATTGTTCCAACACGCTCGGCGCTTGGTGATCGTCAGGGTTGGTCGAGATGGCTAAGCGGAGAATTTTGGAACATTCCGCCCAAAGTACATTTCGCAGATGCTTGCCAGTCACGCCCGTTGCAGTGATCTTCGTGTATGGGAACACGTCCAGAAAGTAGCAGATGGTCATTGCTGCGATGAAGTCTTTGCCGACACCCTGACCGGCGCTGATCGAAATACCGATCTTGTTGGCGTAGGCCCGTTCCTCTTCCGTCAGGTGATCGGGGTCATCATGGGCCTTAACCTTCGCGCGGATCAGCTTCCCCAGTTCCAGGAAGTAATCTACCTGCTGGGATGAGAGTTTGACGGATGGGAATCTATCCTTTGCCCAGTCTAGCGGATAGTTGCGCCAGTGCTTTACGGAGGCGATGGCTTTCTGTTTCTGCTTGTCGACACTCAAAAGAGGCCCCTTTTAAAAAAATTACAAATTTTTCAGCAATTTAGAGCGGCCCTTTTATTTTGAGTTGTGGGATTAGGGGACAGTACACACAACGTGCACCCCGTCTCATCCCACCCCCCTGACCCGGCGCACCCTCCGCACGGCACCCGGCCCCGCCTCCCCCCTCCCTCTGCCTTGCAGCCTTGGGAGCGGGGCCACCAGCGCACCCATCCGTGCACCTACTGATAGGCAATCAATAGGCCAACACCATACAACTACTTATCATTACTAGGGTTTAGTTCATTAGGCTGCAATTCGGTAACGGTTTCGGTAACGGTGCGGGCTTCTTTGTCTGCGTCGATCACCGCTGATGCCCAGAACTGGGCCACGTTCTGGGTCGACTGGCCCCGCTCCAGGCGCTCGTTGTTGAAGAGGGAGTTGAAAAGAGTGACGGCAGCCATCGGGGATTTGTCCACGACCTTTTTTAGGTTGTCCCCGGTAAGAGCCGCGAGAACCGTCGCCCCGGTGTACGCGTACAGATCAGCGCGGTTCTTCTTGTAAAGTTCCACGTTGATGTCAGCGGCGGGGACGTATGGTTTTAGCCTGAGGATAACGGCCGTCTTGCTGCAGTTGAAGTGATTGGCGATGTCCTGATAGCTCACCCCCTTCAGCCTTAGCTCGATAGCCTTCTGGACGTCGATCTTCTCGACCGTTCCACCTTTGCGTTCTTTGGGTATTGGTAAGCTGATAATCGCCTTCGTCTTTGCCATCTGCCCATCCTCCCGGTGCTCTGTTTCTACTCTGATCAGATTTGCAATTCAAGAATAAATTTTCATCGTCAGTGAATTTATTTGGCACGCCTTCTGCAATATAGCCGACCTATCCTGATTTCGGCCCAAATCACTGTGCTGCACAACAGCACACCCCTAAAGGGGGATGTGCTGGTTGGTGCGTTTGGCACAGCATGTTTTTTGTGCTGGTTTGTGCTTGGTTGTGATTCACACCCAGTTGAAAACATGGTTTTGTGCTGGTTGTGCCAAATTATTTTACTGCTTCGAACATTTTTTCTGTGGCCTCGTCACCCTTCAAAACCGGCGTATAAAACTTCCCGTCGTACTCCAATTCACCCGCATCGATCATCTTTTGAGCCTCGCCTATTTCCTTCCTGAACAGGGCAACCCTGAGGGTGCGTTCAGTCTTGTCGGGAAACGCTCCTACAAAGCACGACAGCCATGTGGCGGGGAGACATTTACCCCCGAGATCGTCAGCTACTACAGCGTCAAATAGAGCCGCTCTCGCCGCCTTTTTGTAGGCCGTTTCTCTGGTATCCTTACGGGGGTCATAGTTGAAGTCGAAGGAGACAACGGCAGATGACCAATCGCCTACCTGAACGGATTTGAGTTCGTATTTGATCGGCGCCCAGGGCTCCATGTCTTTGCCCTTGGTGCACTCGATGATGCCACGCGGCTTGTTGACCAGCACCTCAAGATCCATGGCGCCCTTGAGCGCTGAGGAGCCACGCGCCCGGCCCTTGGCATCGTCTGCATGGCCAGTGTGGTGGACGATGAGGACGGTGCAGTTGTAGCGGTCGCGGATGCCGTCTATGCAGTTGATCCAGGTCTGCATGTCATTGGCGCTGTTCTCGTCCGCGTCCGCGGGAAGCGACCGAGCCAGCGTGTCGATGATAAGTAGCGCGGGCGCCCCCTTCGCCTCGGCGATCTGGTCGATGTCGGCCATCAGCTGAACGGATGCCACCTGGTTGATCTCGACGCGTGACGTTGATAGATAGAACTGCCCGCGCTCCTGAGAGAGCCCACGTGAGTGGAACCATGCCCCGGCCCGCCTGGAGATGCCGTACTTGCCCTCGCCGCAGATGTAGATCACCGGCCCCTTCTTGACGGCACGGCCGTTCCATTTCGTCCCGGTTGCGACCGACAGGGCCCAGTCCAGGGCGACGAATGTCTTGCCGGATCCAGAAGCCCCCACTAGCATCCCGGTGCATGGCGTCTCTATCAGCTTGTCGATCAGATAGGTCGGCGGGGTTGGGGCAAAGTCCACCAGATCGATCAATACGGGCAGTGCACGCTTGCTATGCACGGATAGCAGGTCCCGCGTCGCAGATGCGCCGTTGGCCAGGGCGTAGTCGTTCCAATCGACCTTCGCGCCGGGGTCGGCCGGCGGGGCCACTACCGTTCCCCTGCCGATTTGCTTGACCGCTTTCTGTGCGGCCGTAATGCCCGGGTTCTCCGGCTTATCATTATCGTTGTCCGCGGCGAACACGATATGGCTACCGGGGTACAACTTGCAGAGCTTTTCTGCAACCGGCGCCAGGTTGCCTGTGTTCACCGCCATCACCGCAGTCTTCCCGGTTGCGATGGCCACGGTCTTGGCCGTCGCGTATCCCTCGCAGATATAGACGGTGTCGCGCTCTCCCTCGATGGTGAAGAAGTTGCCGTGCATCTTCCCATTGAAGTTGATCTTCTTCTCGCCTCCGTCCTGCGACACCCGCTGAACGGACCACAGCGTTCCCTTCTCGTCGTACAGCGGAATGATGATCTGGCCGGTTTCGCGGTGCAACCTGATACCACCATCCGTGTTGACCTGCTTCTTCGTCAGATAGGGGTGATTCTGCGGGCAGGTGTCAGATGATACCCACAGCTCAAGCGCGTTCTTCTGGCCGGTCGCGTACTTCTCGGCGGAGCTCTGCTTCTCGATCTTTGGCACAGGCGTATCATCACGGATGTCGAGGAACTCGCTGAGCAGCTGCGCGGCCTCGCTCATGCGGACGCCACGGACCTTTGCAACCAGGTCGATCGGATCGCCCCAGGCAACGCCCGCGGCGAAGTCGCTGCCTACGCCGGTACTGACGTTGGTGGAGCAGCTCTCGCCGGCGCCGCCGTAAATCGTCCCGCACAGATATTCACTCCGGACGGTACGGCCACCAGGGAGAAATTGCGAAAATATCGCCTGCAACTGACCGCAGGCGATAGCGTTTATTTTGGCGTAGTCGAGGGGGGCATCGTCGTGCCCCCATCCGTTAAAATCGATCATTGGGCACTCCAGCAGGTTTGGGAAAAGTCACAGAATTTGCAGGTAAAGAAATTGCGGTCAGAGCTGCAGCGCTGCAGCATGGAACCCTCATCACAGGCACGGATGACGGCGCCGGCACGCGCCCAGCACAGATCAGCCTCGACCGGGTCGAAGTCGATCAGCTCGTGGTAGATCTCCATGGTATCCGCGTTGATCGCGGTGAACAGACAGCGCGGCAGCTTGAGATAGCTCATGTAAATGTGCACTTGGGCCCAGTAAGTTGAAGAGTAATTCTTCAATTTGTCCGTGGAAACCTTCTTCCAGTTCTTGGCGCCCAGGGCTTTGTTTTCCCATAGTGCCGGTAGTTCTATGGGCAACGGAGCGCCTCTGCGACGCCACCCGGTGAGCACCCCGTCGACGTGGCCACGGAAGACGCCGCCGAAGTCCTCGAAGCCGAGGCCCTGCGCGCCGAAACCGAACATGAACCCGGCATCCTTCAGCCAGTTCTTGACCTTGGTCTCGTAGGTATGGCCCCGGTCGAAGATGCGGCGGATCCTCGGCGGGAAGTTTTTGCGCTCTACCTGCCCGCGTGCTGCGAGCAGCTGGTACTGAACGTGTCTTTCGCAAGAATGCCCGATGATGGACGCCCCGAGGTATTCTCGGGGCGCCTCCTTCTGTGCGTTGATGTCGATCGCCTCATCGATGAGGAAGTTGAGACGAT